TTTCCTCCACTAATTCAATTTGCCAATTTAAAGCTAAAGCTCGCAAATTTGCATTTGCCATTGAGCTGTGAATTTCAGTATTGCGAAACTCTTTATTAAGAATTTTGCTGTACACATAAAAAGTAACTTTTAGCATTTTGTTCCCCTTCGTTGTTTGTTGGTATGACTGAACTATAGCGACATACGTTATTCGCTGCAAGAAATACTTTTCTATGAATATTTGTTCATCGATAGAAACAATCAATGACATAAGACTAGAAATAGCTGCATAATTAAATCCAGCAACAAACGGAGATTTTTATGAGTTTATGGCGCAAAAGGAGAGAAAAAGTGCAAGAATTAGCTAGATGTTCGGATTGTGGTTGGATCGGTGACGCAGAAGATGTAGAGACAGGTATTTGCGATATGGTGTTTGCTGATCCTGTTGATATTTGCCCTGAATGTGGAAATCCAGATTGCATAGCACCATACGAGGAAACTAAATAATGGACTTACCAAAGAAAGATAGCCGTAGATACCAGATTTGTGTTGCTTTTGCTAATTCTGGAATTATGACCGTACATAGCGTAGTAGAGGAATATGGTCTGTTTGGCTTTAAAGATAAGAAGCGAGTATCGTCAGAATTGAATTATCTCTGTACTACTGGGTGTCTCAAAAAGCTCAAAGACGCGTTTATGCCTACTTATGAGCTACGACTAGCTGTACAGTCATTTGATAAGCCAGCGATGGTTCAACCAAGAGAAGCAGTCCCATTTCGGGAGCTGTCTGACAAGTTTATGTTGCCGAAGGTTAGCCCGCGGGGTGAGCCACTTAGGGAAATTTCATACATTGGGTTAGGAGCAAGCATTGCAGATCACGTCTACCGTTTCTAAAAAGCCTATTCCTGATTATGTTTTTAAACAAAAAGCGTGTCCAGGATGCAAGAGAACAAGATCAGAAAAGAACTTTGAAGGTGGTGATCTATGCAGGATTTGCGTACTTAGAAAAGTTCAGATATAGTTTATAAATCGTGTCGTACTTGGCGGTGCGATATGGAATGGCTAGGGTAGCTCCCGAAAAGACGATTCGTTACCGTCCTGCCAGTTCCTTCTACTGTAACGGCTACCAATAACGTGAGGTACAAATGAAACTTGTTCCAAAGAACTGGACTATTTTCCAGCATTACAAAGATCGCTGCCCACCTTGGGTAAAGCTGCATCGAGAATTACTAAATGATAAACAATTTATGTGCTTGCCTGTTGCTAGCAAAGCGCTAGCACCTTTACTTTGGCTGCTTGCAAGTGAGTCTAAAACAGGTGAGTTTGATGGGTCTATAGAAGAACTTGTCTTTAGATTAAGATTCACTGCTAAGGAAGTTGAGTCTGGACTTAAACCATTGATTGATAAGGGATTTTTAGACCAGAGACAGAGGGAGAGAGAGAGGAGAGGGAGAGACAGAGGCAGTTAGCGCTTGATGTAAAACTTGGCTTTATTGAGTTTTGGAAATGTTATCCAAAAAAGATCGCAAAACCAAATGCTGAAAAAGCATGGATGAAGATTGCTCCAGATGTTGATTTAAGTAAAAGAATAATTCATGCGATTTCTGAACAAAAACTTCTTGAACGTGAAGAACAGTTTATTCCTTACCCTGCAAGTTGGCTCAATGCTCGACGTTGGGAAGATCAAACTCAAGCAACTCAACAAAATCATAAGTGGTGGAAATAATGAGCTTAGACAATCTTATCGGTAGGTTATCTAAGGTCAGAGGCAAGAACGGCTCTTACACAGCCTGCTGTCCAGCTCATGACGATAAACATCCATCATTAGCGATTAGAGAACTTGATGATGGTCGAATTTTATTGAAATGCTTTTCTGGTTGCTCAGTGTCAGAAATTTGTGGCGCTGTTGGCATTGATCTATCAGAGTTATTCCCCCCTGACGATAATTTTAGGCAAATAGCTTCCCCTGTAAAAAAACCTTTTTATGCTACTGATCTTATCAAGTTATTAGCGTTTGAAGCTATGGTTGTTGGGGTTGCTGCTAATTCGTTGGCTAACGGTAACGCTTTAAGTCAGATTGATCTTGATCGAATGAAAGTTGCTCAAATGAGAATTATGGAAGTAGTGGGGTATATCAATGATTGAGCAGATAGCAGAAAGGCTAGATGAGGCTAGAAAGCTCAGATTGATTAAGCCTCAAGATATTGACATTGATAAATATCTGAAGAACACTGACGTATCAGCTAAGGTGAAATCCGTGTCTGTTTACATGGATGGCGTAGTTGAAGGGCTTATTAATCCTAGCTCAGATGATATATGCCCTATGCCGTGGCCTATAACGCACCAGGACTTCAATTTCAGGCTAGGTGAGGTGACGGTATATGCTGGCTCAAACGGAGGCGGCAAGAGCCTTATAACGGGCTTAATAGGCCTTCATTTGATAAAGCTAGGTAAACGAGTTTGCATTGCATCGTTTGAGATGAAACCGCAGACCACAATTTTGCGGATGATGCGTCAATTTTCTGGTGAGAATTTAAACGATCCTTTGGTGAACGATAGAAATAACTATGTAAAAAGCATAGGCAATAGATTTTTATCATTTGCTTCTGAGAATTGTTTTATTTACGATCAACAAGGTAGCACTACGCCACAGATGACGATAGCAATGGCTAGGTATTGCGCTGTCGAGTTAGGGATTCAGCACATTTTTATCGATAGTTTGATGAAATGTGTGATGTCAGAAGATGATCTGAACGAGCAAAAGTCGTTTGTGAACGAGTTATGTGCGGTTGCTAGAGATCATAACGTGCATATTCATTTGGTTCACCATATTCGCAAACTGCAAAGCGAGGAAGTACAGCCTGGCAAGAATGATTTAAAAGGTTCAGGTTCTATTGCCGACCAGGTTGACAATGTATTTTTAGTCTGGAGAAACAAAAAGAAAGAAAACAATCGGCGTAATGGTATGCAATACGAAGAATCCGATCCAGATACTTTTCTAATGTGCCAAAAGCAGCGTAACGGTGAAGCAGAGGAATTTTACGGATTGTTTTATCACCACAATAGTCAGCAATTTATTGAGAAGTTAGGTGGTCAGCCATTCGACTTTGATAACAAAGGACGGTTTCGTGCATGAGTTTTTTGAAGAAGAACGTCACAGGTGTGAAGTCAGACAAGTAATCAAGTGGCGAGTGCAAGACAGAAACAAGGCAATGGAGTACCTGCAAGCAGTAGCAAGTAAAAGAGGCCAAGAATCAGCGGACAGGTTGAGAAAAGATTCTGCTGAACAATGGGAGCGTAAAAACAGAGGATTGGAGGGAGATTGGAAATGACTGACAAAGAAATTAAGCAAGTTGAGCAATACACCAAGCCTTACGCAATAGTTCCGGTAGACATGGAAACAACAGGACTGCTAGTAAATGCACTACGCGCAGCACTAGCGCAGCCTGAATCGGGGCTTGAACTTAACAAAGTTCTTATAGGAGCAATATGGGATTCATCAGAAATAGTAGCCTTACCACAGCGCGAATGGCAGGGGCTGACGGATGAGGAGATACGAGAAGGCAATAGAGAAAGTTGGGTGACTACACAAGCGTGGGAATCTGCGGTTTGGTGGGCTGAAGCCAAGCTAAAGGAGAAGAACAGTGGATGACTATGACGTTGTAATTGACGCGCTACAAAAACACAGAGACAGGCTTTGGGACATGACTAATCGAAACATGAACTCAAAGTACGTCCCCCTAAATATAATGGATGAAATTCGTTTATTTGAACAGCTTGATGCAGCAATAGCGGCACGTAAAAATAAGAAAGAATGGGTGGGGCTGACGGATAAGCAATATGAAGCAATGGCAGAGCAGCACGTAACTAACTGCTATTTTGACACATTGAAATATGCAAAATCCATCGAAGCCAAGCTAAAGGAGAAGAACACTTGAGAGCTGCTAGAGTTGACGTAAATCAAAAGCACATTGTCAATTGCTTACGTAAGGAAGGTTACACGGTACAGCACTTGCATAACGTTGGTGAAGGTTGCCCAGATATTTTAGTAGGCTATAAGGGGCTAAACATCTTGATGGAGATCAAGGACGGTAGAAAGCCTGAGTCAGAGCGTAAGTTGACAGCGCAACAGGTAATCTTTCATAAGATGTGGAAGGGCCAGGTTGAGGTGGTCATTAGTCCAGAGCAGGCAATACTTGCAGTTTTAAGGCATACGGATGGCAAATAACAAAAAGCCACGTAAGCGTCATGTACCACGTAGGAACATCTTGCCAATGACGATTCGACATAATGCACAGAGTGAGCAGACATTGCAGTTAGTCCCGCACACTGAGTTAATGAAGTTCCGTGAAGGTGTAGGCGACGAGATAGGCTGGAATACCATTACAGCTAGATTAAACGTCGGATTAGTGGCTGCATACCAAGCAGACTTTGATCCTGAGTATTACTTGCTAATGGATAGCTTAAAAGCAATTGTCAATGTAAGAGAAAGATTCTTAAATACTGGCAGATGGGGATTATCTGGCGATGACCTCAAAAGCATAGGCGATGGATTAGTCACTGTTGATAATCTACAGCTATCAATAACAAGAAAGCAATTATCAAAAGCTATTGACTATGTATTCAAAAACGCAGGGGCTTTAGATGATGTTTCTAACTTATACGTGCAAATATGAGGATAAATTTAACTGAAGCTGAGTTATTTGTTTGCAGAATGCTAGGTGTTATGCGTAGAGCTGAAGCAATGCACAAAGTATCAAACAAACAGGTCGGTAAAGATGATACATGGTCAATTGATATTGATGGCGTTGTTTCTGAATACTGCGTTGCTAAAATGTTAAATATATGTCCTGATTTAACTGTTAGCGTAAGAAGTGGTGGTGTTGATTTAATTAGCTCAAAAGGAAAAACAATTGATGTTAAATCTACGCGACATAAAAATGGCAGATTACTTGCGA